GCACCGCCACCGCCGCCACCGCCGCCAAGCCCACCAGCGTTGTCTCCCGCTTGTGCGTCAGCAGTTATTGAGGCGTTGCCACCCTTTGCGCCTGTGCCGATTCTTGGCGAGAGGTTGGGCAAAAGAAAAGATTCACGAATGTCTGTAAAAGAACCGCCCGACAGCGTTCCGCCATTATATGCCGTTGGTGTTGCGTCGATGGAGCCGCCTGCGCGTCCGCCTTGCGTTGAGTTGTTGTTTGAGCCACCGCCAGCGTTGCCAGTTAAACTTCCTGTGTTGCCCGTGGCCCCGTTGCCCGAAGGCCCCAAAACGGAGGCTCCTGCTCCTGTCGTTCCCTGCGTTCCATTGGAGCCAAGAACGTTAGTTTGCCCACCCCCGCCAGCGCCTCCTGCCCCAAAAGAAGACCCGTGGCGCAGCGTAATGTTTGGCGTGACCCAGCGCACAGAAGTATTGCCGCCTGCCGTCCCAGTGAATCCATTGTTGACAGCGGGGCCACGGGCGGCTGCTCCTGCACCCCCCGCGCCGACGAGAACTTCAATCTGATCTCCGCCCGTGATGCGCGTTATGAACGTGCCATATGCACCAGAACCGCCTCCTCCACCGCCGCCGCAAACGGAACCAGATGCGCCAATTCGCCCACCCCCTCCTCCACCACCCGCGCCGATCATTGTGATGACTTGCATTGTAGACCATGACGGAATGTTCCAAACCCATACTGATCCAGAACCACCCGTGGCTCCAGACGGCGCTGTGTCGTAGTAGAAATCGAAGACTTCGCTTTGCAGGGCGATTTTACCGGAGGCATCGGGGACGATGAGCGTGCGGGTCGTCGCCGCAGACACTCCAGAGACATCGAAGGCAAGTTCCTTCGTGGGATCTGCCGTGTCGTAGATCCTGAAATACTGGCTGTCGTTGACCGAGGGGAACTCTCCGGCATAGTCCCAGTCGGCCAGGGTCCCGTTGTTGAAGAGCCTGACGTAGATGCCGGCGGGCTTCCGGTTGATGAACCAGACGCCGGAGTCCTCGCGAACGAGGTAGGCGGTGTTGACGGGCGGGGTCCCGACGGTGACCGGGAGATCGGCGTAGAACTGGACAGACCCGTTGACGTATCCGGGGCTGCCGCCGCCTCCCTCGGAGATGGCCACGAGGGCCGCGATCATCAGGCGGCGCCAGGTGGCGGTGTCGAGGATGGCCGGAATCTGGGACGGGTCGACCCCGGCCGCGATGAGGGCGAGCCTGCGGTATTCGGCTGTGTCGAGGACGCTCACGGCTTCTGTTGGTTCACCGATCTCTCGAGAGACTGGATCGACCTGTCTATATCGTGGAGATTCTGAGTGAGAACATCGAAATTCCTCTGGCGCGCTTGACGTTCCTCGCGGAGTTCTGTGAGAAACGCCTCACGACCTCGATCGAGCTGGCGAATGAATTCGGGGGCGACCCGGATGAGGACATAGACGGCCGCGAAGGCGATGATCCCGAAGCTGCCGAGCTCGACGAGCGGCCTGAGCCAGCCGAGATCGACCGGAGTGACACTTCCCGTGGCGAAGATGCCCGTGACGCCCGCCAAGAATCCCCCGGCCGCAAGTTTTGCCTCGAAGATCATTTCAGGTATTCGGCCGAGGTGATCGGCCCGTGGAGGTTTCTGCTGGTGTTTGCCGCCCACGCGACGGCGCGGGGGTCATCTCTGAGGGCGCGGACTCTGGTGCTGCCCCAGTCGCGGTCGTAGGCCCAGAGCTGATTTTTTCCAGGGGGATAGAGGTAGATCGCGTAGGCGTGGCCGCGCGGCTTCTGATTTTCAGTCCAGTGAACGACCAGCACTTCGGACCACACGCCGCTCCTGGTCAGCCCCTCGCGCATCGTGATGGCCGCGGGCAGGCAGGCATTGACCTGCCGCTCGATCTCGCGCTCCGGATTTTTGGGAGTCGAGGTGCAGGCGGCGAGAAAAAAAATTGTGACTACTGCCAGATTTTTCATCGTGTCCAGCCCCGGATGATCCCGTTCGTGATTGAGACGACATTGGTGTTTGTTCCCGTGACAAAGGTGATGTTGGTCGTGATTCCCATGTTGGTCGGTCGCGTCACGATCGCCGTGGCTCGATCATACATGACCGAGGCCAACGAAGTGACCACTGTTCCCGTGACAGTAGTCGTGTTGGTATTTGCGCCCGCGCTCGTGAGCGTCACAGTGTTGGTGAATGTTCCGATGTTTGATCCGCTCATCCTTACCCACAAAAGAGCGTTGGAGGAATTACTCGCCATTGACAGGGTATTGGTGAAGGCGGTGTTGTTGGTCGATACTTGCCAGTTGGTTGAATCAGAAAGCGCCACCGTAATGTTGGTCGTAAGATTGGATGCCGTCACGCGAAACGCTTTACTCGCGTTGGTTATACCTTGAAACCCCGAAAACGAATTAGACCAAGGAACTGTAAGGCTATTGGTATTCGTGGTGATGGTTTGTCCCCAAAGCGAGGAAGATATCGCCAGCAATGCTAGAAGTGTATTTTTAAGGTTCATAAGCTCCAAGTGGCCTCCATTGATCTCCCGCTCTCACATATACTGTGCTGGAAGCATCTCCATCTGTTCTGAGATAAATAGATCCGTTGGGTGCGGTCGCACTGGGTGCGCCTGCTCCAGAAAGCATATTTGTTAAGTTATATTGATCCAACGATGTAATCGTCAAGTTTGTGTCAACTGGTTTGTTTGACCCCACATTAAAGATTTTGACAGCAGCCGTTTGGCCAGACGCTGCGGCAATACACGTTGATTGCGCGGCATCCACGTTAAAGGTGCAATTGTAAACTTCGTTGTCAGATCCAGAAAATACCAGCCTTGTGTTCTTGAAAGTTGTGTTTGTTATCAAGCAATTTGAACTTAACAAAATGTTTTGGTTTGCTGTTTCAGACGGAGCGTAAATTCTGCAATTTTCAATAGTAATATTAGGAGCCTCGCTAAAATCAAATAATCTACCAACAATAATTGTGTCCCTAAATATGGGGCTACTTCCTGCGAAACCCTGTGGACTAAATCCACCAAGCCACTGACATTCATAGCATTCGCCTGCAAATATCCCCTGGCCATTTGACCCATAAAATGGATGCGCCGAAAAACAACGAATAAATTTTGGTCTATGTGCCCAAGAGCCGATTGGAACAATTGTTCCAGTGCCTTCTTTTTCAAAAATAATATTTTCAAAAACAAGGCCAGTTCCAAAAGATTGTCGCAGAGCAATTTGCCCATTAGCGGCAATAATCGTTAAATTTTTTAATGCGATGTAATTTGAACTAGATGAAATAGAGAATGTATCTGCTGCGCTATTTTTTATTCTGATAGATTCTGGATTTGACAATCCTACGATATCGACTCCATCAGGCCCATTAAAATTACCAGAAATGTCTTCTCCAACATTGGTTGATCCACTTGCTATATCATATTCTCCAGGTTCAACGTATATCGTAAATCTATTACTTGAAGATTTGTTTGAATAGTTTGGTGTTGACTGTTTTGCATTCTGAAGAGCGCGTGTTAGAGCAAGACCGTTTTCAGCAGCAGTTTTATTGCCCCGGACTCTTGCGACATTAGATCTTAAAAGATAATCAAATCGTTGAATTCCATTTTCATCGGTATTGTCTTCGGCAATGTATGAATTTACGTTGGCGCTTATTTGGAATTCATTACTATTGAATTGGATATTATTATTCCAAATATTATTTGTGACCACAACTTGTTTTGCGTTAAAAATTGTCCACGCAAGTTCTGCCCTTGTTGATCCATCAAAAGTATCGATAATATTTTTGTTGAATATAACATTGCTGACACCAATAAAAAGACCAGATGCTGCCGTGAACGAATTTGAACTGACGCGAAATACATTGTTTTCTACAATACAATTCTCTAACTTTCGCAGCACGCCAATAGCCCCACTTCCAGCGGCTTCAAGCGCATAATTAATGCATCTGGCGCAATTGCGAAAATAATTGTTGGCAACTATCATGTTGTTGTTTGTCCATGAATCTCCATGCACGCCAGCACCAATGTTTGTGATATGGTTATTCAGCAAATACACCGTATCAAATGCTCCACCACCGACAATTCCTATTCCTCCTCCAATAGATGCCGTTGTTCCAGGCGTTCCCTCAATCCAGTTTCCTTTAATCGTGTTATTGATAATATATCCGCATCCACGAGCATCAATGCCTCCGATGACGGGCAGGCCATTGAGTGTTCGGGATGCTACATTTTGAGTGTTGCTCACGTTGTAAGTCCCCGTTCCGCCTGTTCCAGTCCCAAGAGATTCAATTCTTGTTCCTTCAGCAATTCCGTTTCCGCTGATGACCATTCCCACAGACAGGGTTCCGCTTGTAACGGCTGAAACAGTCAAAACAGAACCACTTATACTTCCAGTAAAAACTGAGTCTAGCGTCGAGTAAGTTTGTGCCGCCCCTCCTTTCGTTGTTGACAATTGAAACGTGCTTCCGCTTGCGTTGACCACATGATAAACAACTCCGACATCAAACTGCGAATTGTCGGTAACTGCAATGAACATGACTTGATCATTGTTGGCATAAAATGGAAAACCAATGGTCAGCGGGGCATTTGGAGTCCCGTTTCCAGTAGTAATGGTTCGTCTCTGTTGATCTGACTGCCCTGTAACATTTGGGCCAACCCCAATAAAACTTGCATACCCTTCGTCTTCAACTGTGTTATTAGACAAGACACCGCGAACAAGTTGCTCAACCACATTGTTTGAAACAACGGGATTATTGCCATTAACGGTAAGAGGAAACGATTCTTGAAGGGCCGCAAGGCAGCCACCAAAATTAATCACTCTACAATAGTCAACAATCCCGTTATCGCCAAAAATTCTTATGGCGCCTATTTTTTTTCCGAATTCACGAAGATTTTGCCAATTACAATCTACTGTAAGATGAGAAACGGTTAGGTTGTTACCCTGCGAAGGAAGGACTGTTCCCGTCGTTGTAAGAAGCGCCCTTGCCTTAATTGTTGTTGATGTTCTGTGTTCTCCGACAAAAGAAATATTATTGTAAAACGTTTCGTTGACATCTTTTAGATATGTTCCGCGGGGAAAATAAAGCACGCCGCCTCCAAGAGAAGTAAGATATGCCGCTGCTGCATTAATTGCCGCTGTATCATTTGCTAATCCATCCCCAACCGCTCCAAAGTCTTTGACGTTTACTGTTTCGGCAAACCGATTGCTTAAAGTTCTTGACGTTGTAGACCCAGTAGCCAAAACACTACCAGTTCCGGCCGCCACCGCCGGAAGAAGCGGAAACCCTCCAGCCGTGGCTCCATCATGCACGACGACGGTTTTTTTGTCCGTGTCGACAGTGACTTCTCCAGGTGCTCCCGTAAAAACGGCATGCTGCGGAGTTGTTCCACGTCTGAGCTGAAGTTGACTTGCGATGGCCATGGCGTCAATGAAGATCTACCCAAGAAGTGTTTGTTCTCACTTGTAATTTGTTGGTGGTGGTGTTGTAAATGGTCAATCCCGACGGAGGAGAAATCAAGGCGTCTCGCTGAGAACTTGTCAAATTTCGAGCCACGTCCATGTCGCGACCTCCCTGCGTCACGCTGTCATGCAAACGCAGACTCTGACGATCTGTGTCCACGGTGACCTCGGCAATGGATCCGGTAAAGGCATCATTCTGCGCCGTCGTCCCGCGTCTCAACTGTAGTATTTCGGCCATTATGCTGTCAGTCCTCCAAGATCATAGATAAAAACTATCACCGTGTCAGCAACAAATCCCATGTCGAAGGGAAAAGTCATTGGCGCCTGGCCATAGGCAAAGGCGGCCCAGCTGGCATCGCCAGGAGTCGAATCCATGCACATCCACACGATCTGAGTCTGCAGATAATCCTGAAGCCACACCGAGCCGCGACGATACCCTCGAAGAGCTCCATCATCTGGAGTCGGGGGACTGTCAGACCTGAGATTACTGCGACGGACGAAGGACTGGTGCCCCTCAAGTCCCGTCGCATAGTCGCGGAGAGTCGTCGCGCCGGGAAGATAGACCGACGGATCTAGGCTGGAGTCCTTGAACATGTCTCAGGTTTTCTTTTCTGGGTCGATTATCGGAGAGGGGGCTTCCCACTGCTTGCCCGCTGGCCCCCTCCCCGATGTATCGAACCAGACTAGAGTCCCGTTGAACTGGTCAGGCAGGTCTCGAGGCCGGTGTCGAAGGTGCAGCGCTTGTAGGCGAAGGGCACCACGGCATGCGGCCGGATCGGCTGGTATGCCCGGCTGATCTGGTAGATGTGCTGCCCGTAGTCGAGGAACAGGTTGCAGTCGTTGTCACGCTGCGCGACCCATTCGAGCTCGCCCATGTGGAGCTGAGGCGCGAACTTAAACGATCCCTCGCCGGTGTAGCGCTCGGGCGTGAGCCGCGAGAAGCTGTCGCCGGCAACGAGGAAGCCGATCTCATACTGCGCCGAGACCCACGCGGGGTTGCGACGAGAACCCTTGCCGTTGGTGACGGACACGCCAATCTCGGGCTCGATCAGGATGGGCTGACCAGAACCGTTGAGGGCGTTGAAGCGGAGAGGCTGACTGTCGACGCCGAGGGCGAATCCGCGATACCCCTGGAACGAGTAACCCGTGAGGGCCTCATTGCCGAGGCGGAACGAACCGGCCGTGACGTAGAGCAGGTCTTCCTTGACGTCTGCGTCGTTGCGGAAGGCTTCAATCTGGTCGATCGAGGCAATCACCATGAAGAAGTCACCGCGCTCAGTGCCGAAGGGCTCCGCGAGGAGATCCTCACGCAGGAGAGTTCCGAGCTTGTAGAGCGTGCGGAAGTTCATCTGCGCGTCGGGCAGCGAGTTGTAGAACGGAGTGTCGATCTGCTGGGAATCGCCGGTGACAAGATTGTCAAAGGAGACGCCCTTCTTGGCGACGAACTTGACACCGGAGCGACGCAGGAGCGTGGCACGGATGTCGGAGTTCATGATCTGCAGGATTCCCTTTTCCAGGGCCATCTGGGCCTGGAGATAGGCGCCCTTGAACGCGGTGCGACTGGTCTTCACGCAGACGCGAGGACCGCGGCCACGGAGGGACTGCAGCTGATATTGGTATTCGGTCGAGCCGACTTCATCCGGGTCGGCGCCGACACCGCAGAGTTCGACGTCGTTGGTGAACGAGGGCTCCGAGAGCGATGCGTTCATCACGGCGCGTTCCTGCACGACTGAGCGGACGACATCCGAGACATTCGGAATGGTTCCGCCCTTGAGGACGTTCATATACGGACTCTTGCGAGCCAGGACCTTTGCGATCTGGCCGACAATACGGTTGACGTCCTTGGCCGCGAAATTCTGTACGGCCGACAGATCAATACAATCATTAGGCATATTGCTTGTGCTTTCTAACTGAGGTTTAGGGTTGAATGGCAATGCATCTTCAGACACATCGTCGTTCTCTCTGTCCTCGGCACGTTAGGACTGTGTGCGGCCTGTTTGCAGCGGCTGGACCGCGGCTCCCCGATCGCTTTCGGCGATCAATCGCAAGAGCAAGCTATCCCTGCTGAGAGAGAATAGAAAAGCTTTTTTTCTACGAAGAAACCAGGCGCCGCCTCACCCAGTCGCGCGCGGTTGAGTCCTTCACGCCATGGAGCCACGCGCAGTCGTCCTTCAGGAGATGCTCAAAGACAAAGGGCTCGACGTTCCGGGCCTGGTAGAGATTTCTGATCTCCGGGATGTCCTCCCACCCGAGCTGATGAAACACGTTTGCCAGGTAGGTGTCCCAGGCGACTCTCGTGCTGCACCCCGCGAGGCGAGGATCGAGCGTCACGGTCAGCGGATCAAACAGGGCATTTCCGTTGATGTGACCGACGCGGTGTTCGCCGTTCGGATGCCAGCATCCAGCCACCATGGACTCGGCCCTGTCCCACGCGGCGAGAAGTCTCTGCGGCCAGTCGCGGACGAGTGGAACCGCGTCAGCCTCGGTCGTCAGGACGCAGTCATACTTCCACTCTTTCGACCGATGCATTGCCGCCACGTGCTGCATCATGTCACACCAGACGCCGTTGGGACCAGCTGGAAATCCGGTCTCGTGACGCCTTGACCGATACGGGCGGACAACTGAAAAAGATCTGCTCAGCAGTTCCTCGAGCTCTCTTGGTCTCGGGCAGTCTCGGCGGTAGACGAGCATGGCATCGACGTCTCGATATGGCGTTCCGTCGGTGATCTCGGCGTGGAGTCTTGCCACCTCGGTCGCCATGTCGACGTCGCCGTGCCAGACCTGAAGGATGTAGAGAAGGCGGCTCATTTCAGCGTCTCCTCGAGTTCGGCCCTCGCCGCGTCGATTCCTCCCCAGCTCCAGAACTGTCTCGCGTGGACTGGTCTCTGCTCCGGAAGGCTCCAGACAAACCGGTCATGAAAATACTTCCACGCGACGGCCCCGAGCACATTGAACTCGCTGAAACTCCGGTGGGGCCTGGAAATGACATACTCGTCGAACGGCGTCCCGTGGATCTGCTCGATCAGCCGTCGCGTCTCGCCATAGAGCCAGCTGGGATACATGAACGGGTGGCGGCGCATGAACTCATGTTCCGGAGTCCATCCCAGAATCTCGGCCACGACCGGCTGCCACGGACTGCCCGTCTTTTCATAGGACTCGTGAAACAGAACGACCCGGCCGTCTTCCAGGAAGTCCTCGGGCGACGTCTCTCTGGTCAGCATGACGTCCGAGTCCATGTGCATGACCAGATCGGCATCCGTGAACGTGTCGGCCAGCATCTTGGTGATCTGTTGCCCGAGATAGTCGTCCTGATGGCGGGGACACTCATGGATGATCTCCTCGGTCAGGTGTCGGAGAGGACCTGAGTCTCCCTCTGGCACCACGATGTGCACCTTCCGAAATCCCCTGGCGTGACGTCTGATCTGGTCGAGGCAGTGCCACAGCCAGCAGAAGTCGCCAGGATAGGTCCTGATCAGGATGTCGGCGACGGGATGCATAGGATGTCATACTGGAGGCCTCGCTCGGGCGGAAACGACCTCGTCGTGTAGCCGAGAGACCCGATGAACTCAAGAAGCTGGTCTGGCGTGGTGCCGCGCCTCTCGAGAGCGTGCTTGTTGACCTCGATCCACATGGAAGGGCGGCATCGGCGAATCGTGTCGACGGCGCCATGAAGTGCCTCGAGCTCACATCCCTCGATGTCAAGCTTGATGAAGTCGCATCTCTCGAGGTTAATCGCATCGAGCGGAATCAGGTGGATCTCTCCCGGGGTCTCAACGACGTGCCCGGCTCCGGCATTGAGGGCCTGCGCGTATCCAATCAGGCGTTCCTGGTCAGAGAGGCCTCCCTTCACGAGAATCGCCTCAGGACAGTTGTGCTCGAGACACTCGAGAGCCTCTGGATTGATCTCGAAGGCCACGACATGCCCGTCTGGGCCGACCCTGTCGAGGTAGGCCCTCGTGTGATCTCCAATGAAGGCTCCGGCGTCGACGACCCAGTCTCCTGGCCTGACGTGCTCAAGGATGACCGGGAGGGCATACTGGTCGTGGTCAAGACGACCTGCCTGCTCGACCCACGCCGAGATGTGGGTGTCGTGCTCGATGACAGCGATGTTGTTTGGCAGAATCTTCATAGGACCTCGTCCAGCGCCGACGTGTGCATGCCATAGACCCCGTGGCCGACGTGGAGGGCATGGAGCATCGTGTCGACGTGCGACTGGAATCCGCATTCTTTTGCCCTGGCACAGAAGGCGATGTCCTCTCCTCGGCCATCATTCTCTGGCTGGAAAAAGTTGAATGGCATCTCGGGATTGGTCGGATTGAGCTCTGGAAACTTGGTCTGCATCGTCTCAAAGACCCGACGGTGGATCAGCAGACAGCCAGTCCCGATCCAGTCGCAGGGCATTGTGCCATCGTGGAACGAGGCCGCTCTTGCCCGGTAGGTCTGATCGAGCGCCAGACTGTTGACGGCGCGTCCCCGGGGATGCCTGGTAAAATAGGTGGCTCCGACAATATCCGCACCGTGGCCGATGAGCCGGTGCGCGACGTGCAGCGCCGTGGGAGCCGTGGGATACGAATCTGGAAGTCGGCACATCGCACGAAGGAAATCTGGGCGTCCGATCGGAGGAATCATGTCATCGTCGAGAAACAGGATCCACTGGGCCTGGGTCGCGAGAAACTTCATGGCGAGCTCGTTGCGGGCGTGGTAGATCATCGCGTCGCCGACCTGCATGTCGAACCGGACTTTCTCCTTGCCGAGATCGAGCGCAATCGCGAGAAGACACCAGGCCGTGGCCGGGTTGGTCTGCTTGTAGCACGGAAAGCCGACAAACAGATCCCTGCCCAGCCACTCGGCCTCCTGCTTCCAACCCAGCGGAGCCTGGGTCTGGATGACGGTCGTCGGTCCGAGATCCAGGTCTTCTGGATCGACGCCGTCGATTCGTCCGGTGTGGCTCATGACATGGCAGACTCGGCGGCCATGAGGCCGACCTCGATGGCATCCTCGTCAGAGAGCTTGTTAGGATCGGCCGACTCGGTGGCGGGCTTGCGTCCGCCCTGACGGGCAGATGGCGCCTTGCCAGCCGCTCGGACTGCCTCAAGAGCCTTTTCTGCCTTCTCGGCGCGCTCGTTGGCGGCCTGAAGACGAGACCCGAGATCAGTGACTGACTCGGCGAGCTTGACGCTCGCGACGGCGGCGGCCGCGACCTCGGCACGAGCCTGCGGGGTCTGCGGATACAGGGCCTCGCGGAAGCGCGTCTCGAGTTCCTCGACAGTCTTGTTGTGCTCGGTGATTCTCTTTGCCTCGTCTGGCTTGGCCCCAGGAGGAATTTCCTGATACCGCGCCCACGGAACCTTCTCGGTCATCTGGTCGACGTGCGTGAAGATCTGCTGCTCGGCCTGATACTGCTGCTGTTCCTGCTGGTTCTGCAGATACTGGCCATAGGCCTCGCGGTCTGCCTGAAATTTTTCGATCGTCTTTGAACGATTCTCTGACAGGTCGGCCCGATCAGCGAGACGCTTGCGGACGCGCTCCTGATCGACAAACGAGAGCTTGTTGAGGACCGAGTCCTCCCACCACTTGGGAGACACCTTGTCGAGGCCGAGCTGTCTCAGCTGCTTCTCGGTGTCCTCTGGCAGGCCGTTCTTGCGAAGGATCGCCAGGACATCATTGTCGATGTTGCCGATCTGCTCGTCGAACTGCCTCTTGAACTCTGGATCGTTCTCGGTGTCCCAGAGTTTTCGCATGAGGCGCAGTTCTGTGAGCTCGTTGAGAATCTCATCAGGAACCTGCGCCTGGTTCTTCTGGACCTCGGCGAGCTGCTGCTCCATCTCCGCGGCGCGAGAAGCCTGCGCCTTGAAATGACGGGCGACGTCACGCAGCTTGTCGAAGTTGACGAGATTGCGGGGACTGATGTCGGCCGGCGGCTGGATCGCGTCGAGATCGATCTGCTCGAGTTCTCGGGCGACGTCTTCCGGAGACGGCTCTGGGGCCTTTTCTTCGGCTGGCTTTTCGTCGGCAGGTTTTTCATCGACGGGCGGCTCGTCGGCGGGCGGCTGATCTGCCGGTTTCTCATCGGACAGAGGGGCCGCCGAGGTCTCGGGCATCTCCTCGCCCGGATCGAGAATTCCGGCCGCTCGCATCGCCTCGTCGAGGCTGTTCATGTTGTCCTGTGTGGGTGGTTCGACATGCCCGAGGTCAAGTTCCTGGGGCACGCCCTCGCTGGTCACTGGTTTTTCTGCTGACATAGTCTTTATTTCTTTTTGGCCGTTCTGGCCGAGTCACGAAAATCCTTGGCAGAGGGAGCCTTTTTTGATCCCGGCTTTCTCATCCGCTCGCCAGAGCCCGCCTTGATCCGGCGGCGCTTGGCGTGAATGTTTGCGTAGAGGCCGGCGGCGGCGCTCTTTACCTTGTCTGCGTCTTTCATGTCATGTCTCGGTATTCGGGGTTGACCTGCTCGCGGCGCTGAACGTCAGCGAGCGCGAAAAAATTTCTCTCATAGTCGTCCCAGCCGGCACGCATCGCGGCCACTCGGGCGACGGCCTCGGCGTCATTCTTGAGAACTGTCTCGGCATCAACGACGGCCGGACACATGTCTCGCATCACCTCGGCGATTCGTTCACGCGGGACACGCCGAAAGAACTCGCGCAGGGACGTCGAATCCTCTGAAGACCATGGAACAGAGCTCATTCAGTTCATCCTCCTGCGGGCGGGGTGGGACGCGCGGGCGACGCGACAGAAGCGACGGCAGACTGAATTCCTCCGGCCACGCCGGAGGGCGTGGTCTCCGTGGGCGCGGCAGAAGACGGAGAGACGGCGGTGACCGGGGCGACACCCGGAGAGGTCGCGGGCGCGACGGCCGCGGCGGCGCGTCCCTCGGTCGTGGGACCCTGGATCAGGGCACGCGCCTCCTCGAGAATTCCAGTGATCTCTGAGAGCATGGCGGGCTTGATTCCCTTCTGGAGGGCAGACTGGACGTGCTGATCGGCGTGCTGCAGGGCGACCTCGAGCATCTGGGCGCTGGAATCAAGCGGCATCTCGGAAGACAGGAGCGGAGCAAGCCTGCTCAGCATCGCGTTGAGATGGACCATGTCGTCGTCGGTGGTGTCGACTGGCACGGGAGTCCCGTTGAGAAGAGTGGTCAGCTCGATGAGCTGCTGGCGATGCTGCTTGAGAGCCGACAGGGGACTGAGATCGACGTTGAGCAGACGCTCGGCGGCCGCTCCTCCGAGCTTGGAGGCGATGTCACGCCGCTTGAGCTCGACCGTGTCGATAGTCGGGTCTGCGGAATAGCGGCTCACGATCATCTCGAGGACACCGGACTGAGACGCGATGGCGTCCTCGACGCTGGCACGGCTCGATGAGTTGGCGAGAATCGCGATCTGCGAGACGGTCATTCCCTTTTCCAGCATCTCGAGGACTGCCTCGACGGCATCGGTGTCGAGCGACCGCGGAATCTCGACAAAGAAATACATGGCAGACTCTCCGACAGACTCAAGAGACGTCCAGGTCTCGATGTCAAAGATCGGGGTCAGACCGGTCTGTCTGGACTCGATCATGACCTGGTTTGAAAACTGAAGAATGTCGGCACGGCAGATGCGGCGCTGCAGCTGGTCGATGAGGGCAAACATCTGGTCGGCAAAGCGAGACAGCATGCCAGCCCGGATCTGCGCGTCGATCGAGGCCGTGTAGTTCACCTCTGATGCCGTGCGGCGCTGTCCCTGCTGGTCAAGAATCTGTCCGGGCATGAAGGCGCCGACCGCGATCTCTGCCTGCATCGTCGCGTGGCGATCAAGGGCAAAGAACGCCTCCGAGTTGATCTCAAAGGAGACCTTCTCAAGAACCTCGTATCCCTCGCCGACGATCGCGAACGGGTGGTTGACGGTGAGACTCGGGGTCTCCACAGAACCGGCACCGGCTCTGCTCGTGCGGCGCAGGACCATCAGACCAGAGAGGTGAAGGGCATCCTGGATGAGGTTGCGCGCCTGCTCGACCGAGACATGTGTGTTGTAGAGTGCGCGGCCCGCTCCGCGAGAACCATGGAGCGTGCGGTCACCGACCTCGGCAGAGAAGAGACTCAGACACTGCTCCATCTTGTCGTAGCGGGCTCGGCGGAAGAACAGCGGGACGCCGTCCTCGCGGTCAAAGATGTAGTGGTCGATGCCGCCGGCCGGGTTGGTCGCAAAGATGTGACCGGCCTTGACGACGCGGATCGACGAGGTGAAGCTGCTGGCAAGGTTGTTCTCGCGGATCAGGTCCTCGTAGACTCGCTCGTTCTCGGTGTTGGCCCGGTCCTCGAACTGCTTGGTCGACGTGTTGAGCTTCTTGACGAGATTCTCGACGCGCCACCCGGCAAGAGAGGCGACCTCGGGATCACGGATCGTGTCAACGATGTCGTCGACAAAGAAATCCTCCTTGAGGCCCCAGATCTTCACTCGATTCGATTCCTGGGGACAGCCGACGTAGAACAGGGCCTCGTCAGACCGATACATCTTCGGCTTCCAGGTGAACTCGTCTTCCCTGCCGACGGCCGCGTAGCCGTAGGTCAGGTTCT